GTGGAGTTGTATCTTCTGATATATTTTGTAATGCTGAATCTGCTGTAGTACCTTGTGCTGCTGTAGCATAATCTGTAGATGCTGTAGTTGCTGCTGTACCTAATCCTAAGTTTGTTCTTGATGTTGCTGCATCTGCTACATCTGATAAGTTATTAGATGCTGCTAATAAACCAGAAGCTCCTGAGTATGCTGCTTCCCAAGCACTGCCAGTATATACATACATACCACCTTGAGTAGTATCAAAGTATAATGCACCAGTAATTAAAGCATCACCATCATTATCTAATGTTGGAGCAGATGACTTAGCACCTAAGTACCTATCATCAAAATTATCATATGCTGTTTCTGCATTAGTTGCTGAAGTTGCTGCAGCTGTTGCACTTGTTGATGCTGCTGAAGCTGAAGTAGATGCACTAGATGCAGAAGTTGCTGCATTAGTTTCACTTGTAGAAGCATTAGATGCTGATGTAGATGCAGCACTTGCTTGAGTTGTAGCAGTAGTTGCTGAACTTGCAGCACTTGTTGCTGAGTTAGCTGCATTAGTTGCTGAAGTTGCTGCAGCTGCTGCTGAGGTTGCTGCATCTGTTGCAGAACCTAAAATACTATCTACGTATCCTTTTCTTGTTAATGTGTCATCTGTTGCAGGAGTTGCAGTAGATGTAATCTTATTAGCACCTAATACTACATCACCTGTCATAGTACCACCACTAAGATTTAACTTAGTAGCATCTTGAGTATCTACGTAACCTTTACGTGATAACTCATCATCTGTTGTAGGATTTGCTGTTGATGTTACAGAGTTAGCACCCATTGTAATATCACCAGTCATTGTACCACCTGCTAAAGGTAGCTTAGTAGCAATTGAATTTGTTATTGTTGTGTAGAAGTTAGCATCATCATTTAGTGCTGCAGCTAATTCGTTTAGTGTATCTAATGCACCCGGAGCTGCATCAATAACTGCAGATACTTGTGTATCTACATAACCTTTAGTTGCTGCATCAGTAGATGCTGTAGGAGTACCTAAGCCTGTAACTTTGTTAGAACCCATTGCTAGGTTACCTGACATAGTGTCACCAGCTTTAGCTACTTTAAGAGCGTCAGCAGTATCTACATATCCTTTACTTGCTGCGTCTGTTGAATTTGAAGGAGTTGCTACAGTAAGAGTACCTGCAACTGTCCAGTTACCTGTTACACTACCTGATGCAAGAGTTGAAGCACCATCAACATTAAGTGTACCATCTAAATCTGTATTACCTGTTACATTTAATGTAGACGGATAAGTTCCTAGTTCTACTATTGTACCAGAGTTGTTAGTGTATAACCTCTTGTCTGCTGTGTTTACAGCTAATTCACCTGTAGAAAGGTCTGAGGTTGTGGGAACGCTACTAGCAGTTGTAGAGCGTTTAATTAGAATATCTGTAGGCATCTTCCATTCCTGTTTTGGTTGGGAACAATGTAACTAGGCAGCCTGTGAAGACTGCCCAGTTTAGTTTTATTTATGCAGGTAATGCAACAACAAAACCTGTTTCAGGTCTAAGAACCTTAGTACCATAAAGTGTATCAGCAGTGAATAGGTCTGCTAAGTACTCTTGCTTGTACTGAGTTTGTGAACGTACGCCCATTTGCTCAGCTAGTACAAATGTGTCTCTGTGTCCTAAGATACCTGCTTTAACAGCACCGTTAGCTGAGTTTTCAGCTGCAGTCTCGATAGTAGGACAGTTAGAAGAAACATAAATGTCGATACCATATAGGTTACCAATTAAACCAGTCTGAGTAGAACGACCGTCTACGAAGTCTGATGAATTGTAACGAGTGATACCTAGAATGTCACGTCTAGCTGATGGAGGAACGACTAGAAAACGACCTTCCATAGGAACGTCAGCGTCATCCATAAGTTTGATTAGGTCTCTGAAAGCTGCATCAGTAAATACGTCATCAGCAATTACAGTATCTACTGCATATGTAGATAGACCTGAAGTAGCATCCATTGAGTATACGTTAGAGTGAGTCCAGTCTGAACCATCACCATCACCTAGTGACTTACCAAGAGTAAATAAATCATCATCTACTTGCTTAGCTAGTGCATAACCAGCATCATCTGTATAGAATTTTCTCATTGAATCTAGAGCCTGAACACCAACAATATCCTCAATCATACGAGAATATTCATAGTGCTTGTCAATTGTTACTACAACTTCTGACTCTGTATTCGCTTGAATAGTTACTGCTGTGTTCTCAGCTTTAACTGCTGCAGAACCTCTAGTAGGTTTAGGGATATGTAGTGTATCACCTTTTTTACCAACCATAGACATCTTGTTGACTAGGTTAGCCATCATTAAATTTTTCTTGTACGCTGCGACAATCTCGTCTGACCAAAGCTCCGGTATAAACTTATCAGCTTCAGTAAGACCTGTCATACCAGCAGCACCCGGATAAGTAGCTGTTGCCATTTTAATCTCCTTTAATTAATATTACTTGACTCTACCTTCTGCGTACGCTTGTCTGATTTCAGAAGCAAGTGTTTCGTATCTAGCAGGGTCTTTTTGCATTAGTTCAATAATATCAGCACGTCTATAGACTTTACGAGATGCTTTCTCTCCTGAACCTCTAGAAGTACCAGTAGAAGCTGTTTTTACTTGTTCTTTCCTAGCCTTTTTATCTGCTTCAACAGTTGATTTCATATTCTCTTGACGTTCCTTCCATAAAGAAAGTAATTCATCAGCAGAATCAAAATTATACTGTTGGTCAGCTTCTTGTAAAAGTCTAGTACGAACTTTAGAAGCACCTACCCATTCAGCAAACTTAGAATCTTGTAAAATAGTTGTATAATCAGGATGCTTAGCCTTAAGCTGATTTAATGCATTCTGTTGATACATCTGATTATTTAATTCTTGAGATTGCTTAACACTAGGGTGGTTTTCTACCAACTTAGCTACTGCTTCTCTAGGATTAGTAAAGAACTCATCTTCATCTATTTCCTGTACTGCGTGGGCTTCTTTTTCAACGGTTTGCGATTTAATAAAGTCATCTACAATTCTACGCAACTCGCCAACTTCTTGACCTTGTTTACCTAGTAACTGCTCTGCATTTTGGTGCATTGCAATAATATCTGTAACTGATTTATTCTGATACTTTTCAGGTATCACTTCTTCTGGTTGATTATCTTCTTGAGCTTCTACTGTAGGTTCTGGAGTTTGCTCTTCTGAGTCTCCAAATAACTCTAACTGTTCGCCTTCAGCTAATTCCAGTTCGTTCTTCGCTTCGTTTAAGACTTGTGCCATATCATTTCTCCGTGCTTGTGCATTATGAAGATTAAAAAAACAGGTTCTAAAATAACTAACCCACTCAGTTAAGTTTCAGAGTTCCCTGATTGTAATGAAGCATAGGCTGCTTCAATGCCGTTTTCAAAGTTTAGTAAACGTGATAAAATTTCACGCTCACCTTTTGATTTATGAAGTTCTTCGATAGTATTAAGACTTTCTACGTTATATGAAGTCTCATATATATCTTTTAATTCTTTAATTAATTGTTTCCAACCTGAAGAATTAAAGAGGTCAAAGTAGTTATCGTAATACTTTTGTTCATCTAAATTCATATCTATACTAATATTGTACCATAAAATTTAACAAATGTCAAGTCTTTTTTGTACTTTTTTTAGAATTTAGTTCTTTTACCTCTTCTTCAAGACTTTTAACTCGCTTGTCCAGTTTGTTGAAAATCTCGTTGATTTGACTGATTATATTCTTCATTTCTGTTTGGGTTAGCATCTAATTCTCCCATAGGTTGTTGTACATTCATAGAAGGTTCAGGTGTCTGAGTTGCCTTCATTCCAAGTTGCTTTTCTTTAAGCATTACTTCTGCTACTTTGAGTCTTCTTTCAAACTCTTTGTCATCTTCAGTACCTTTCTCTAAATTAGTGGTAACCGCTTTAATACGGTTAGTTTCACTATCGTAACCTGTGTACTGAGTTTCCATAGCATATTTCTGAGCTCTAGCATTAGCTTCAGCAGCTTGTGCTTCAAGTGCAGCAGCTGTGGCTTGTTCTTTAGCCATCTGTACTTGCAATTGCATTTGTTGTATTTGCTGAGCTTCAGGATTAGGTTGATTTGCTTGTTGTAATCTAGCAATCATTTCTTCACGATTAGATAGATTCATATTATCTACAATTGATTCAATCAACATAGGATACATAGGACTATCTGGTTGCATAGTTTGTAGTAACTGTACAAGTTGTGTTACTTCATATTCACGAGCAATAATACCTAGTGATGATGAAGGTACAAACTTAAAGTCATTTACAGGATACAAATCAGGATTGAATTGCATATATCTCCAAGCAGTCTTTTGTACCATAGGGATAAGGAATGACTCTTGGAAGTTAATTAGTGTACGCTTGTGACGTTTGATGATAGCACCTAGTGACATAGAAATACCAGCTGCTGTAGCATCACCATTGATAGAGCCGGGTATACCTGCTGCATCAATAGCACCAGTTGCCTGTTGTACCATTTGTTGCAGTGATTGTGCTTGTACAAATGAAGTCTGGTCTAGTCCACCAAACTTAAACGGTTGTAGAATTTCAGCAGGGTTACCGTTTGTTAGCAACATCTTACCCGGTCTAATCTCAGGTTTCATACCACGTGGCAGACGAGATGCGTCAATTGCCATCATAGGATGAATCGTTAATGCTAGAGCATCTATTCTAGCACGTAGTTCTGTATCTAATGCTTTCTGTGAGTTGTATCCTTTTTCACATACACCTCTACCCCAGAATCTAGAAGGTACAACATCCCAAGGAAATGCAACAATAGGTCTATCTTGC